GTGTGACAATCTTTTGCCCGACCAAGTTAAATAATGAACCGAGAAAAGCTGTTGTAAATAATCCAGAGGGTAAACCTCTGTTCCATAAACCATAAGCTTTCCCTTTCTCATCACGAACTGGAATACTCTTAAACAATGACATTTCAATCAAGGCCATCTTCCTTTTCTCACCACTCAAGATTTGCAGTAAAAAATCAAACCATGCCTCAAAGAAAAAAGGTTCAATAGTAGAATCGAAAGAATCAAAATCTAAAGGCACAGCTACATAGTAATTATGAAGCCTGCTTTGAATTTCTTCTACTACTTTCACGTCATCTGTAAAAAACATTAAACGTCTATCAATCATCGGAAACATCTCCAATAAAGAATCTAAAAGATATTTCTGTCTTAAATATAACCCAAATGGGACATTTATAACATATCTACCTTTAATTCCTTTTTCATCTCTCTTCACAAATGCTTTTAAACCATCTCGTCTAATTACCGATGTATCACAAATTTGTAATAACTGACCATCTGTTAATGATAACGCTGAACCAAACTTTGATCGCATCTTCTTCCCATCAACTTCTAATTTACTATATCTTGATGCTCCTTGATTCATCCATGTATGTCTTGCAAGAACCCAATCCCTAAAACTCCTCCAACGTGTAGTTTCAGTCACTTTTGAACCCATTATATCAAATATCGCTTTTGATACCAAGTTAAAATTTGCTTGTTGCTCCACTGTGCTTTTCGGCCCAGTAGTCAACCATGCTGGTATATCCTGTTTAAAAATTCTGTCTTTATCCCCAGGATAACCAACTAACGATCCAATATCACAGAATATGCTCCAATATTCTGGTTTCATAATCTTTGAAAACTCATTTTTTGCTAATTGATTTAAGAATGAGGAAAAACCTGATAACTCCTTTGGTGTAAACACCGATAGAATATGTGAAATAATGTTAGAATTGTCAAATCCCAATATCTTAAAATAAGCCTCAAAACAACTGCGTATAGTACCATCATTTAATAACTTTGACCTCACTTTTCCAACTTGACTCCAATTGTAAGGATCTCTTCTCCTGTAAAACTTTTTTGATAGTCCAAGGTTATTAACTGCATAGTCCATAACTGCATTCCAAAGTACACCAGATAATTTGTTCTTTATAAACACCCCTCTGGTCGGGGAAAGTATATCAGAGTACTTAACAGCGTACTCACATC